AAATCAGTGTAAGCAAATCATTAGATCATTTAAACAGAATATGGCACCAAAACTTGGTGGAGATACAATTGGTGGAAGTTCGATTTTTATGAAAACTCCAAATTTATTTGAATTAAGATATCGAAAAGGGAATAGAAATCATCCCTTTCTTAATCAGTTTAAGCAATGTTTTCTCACAAATATGGCAACAAATTATACAGGTGAAGGAGTATATGCGACTTATGATGATGCAACACCAATCTCTATGCAACTTGACTTAACATTTAAAGAAATTGAACCCATTTACTTTGACGATTATAATCAAAATTCATCAGGAGTAGGATTCTAATGTATTTTAGAGAATTACCAACACTACGCTATCCATCATTTATTGATAAAAATTCATCACTAGATTTTGTCGATGCAAAAAATTTATTTCGTCGTGTCAAATTAAGAGAAGATCTACAAAGCATAATTACTCTCTTTGATAAGTATGAAATACCAGAGGGTTTTCGGCCTGATAATGTTGCAGAGGAATTATATGACACTGATCAACTTGATTGGGTTGTCATAGTCTGTGCAGGTATCGTAAACATCCGTGGAGAGTGGCCTTTATCAAATAATGATCTATTTAATTATGCAAGCAACAAATACGGTCAGAATTTAAATGAGGTAAAATATTATGAAACAAAGGAAGTAAAAGATTCTAAAGGTAGAATTGTTTTAGAAAAAGGAAAAGTAGTAGATAAAAATTTTAAATTATTTTATTACGATAATGGAGAAGTAAAAACAAATGATTTAACAAAATTAGGATCAAACGTAGCAGCTATTCCAGATCCAGTTTCCTCAGTCAGTAATTATGTTCATGAAACAAGGATTAATAATGATAAGAGAAATATTTTTGTATTAAAAAAAGGTTTCTTACAACAATTCCTTGATGATTTCCGAGACATTATGATATATGGCCCATCATCTCAGTTTATTGATGACAATATAATACAAACAGAGAACACAAATATAACAATGCCATAAAAAAGGGGGTCTTGCGACCCCTTTTCTTTTAGTCTTCTGCGAGTTTTTGGAAATACGATAACGTATCGTCATCTTCTATCTCACTTGAACCTCTTGCAACTGAGGAGACAGTCTCCCTTTCTGCAACTGGTTCTCTTTCATACTCTTCCTCTTGAACCTCTGGATCTTGAGCAGCTGGTGTTGCACCTCTCTTTCCTAAAACATACTCAAGACGAGTCTTAAGTTCATCATAGGACTTGAACTGTGTAGGAGCACTGAACTCTTCAAGAGAACTTTGCTTCTTCCAGATTGCTTCCATTGCATCATCGTCATCTAATAGAGGACTTTGTGCTGCAAACTCAGAACTATCGTAGTTTCGATATCCTGCGACATTCTTTGCTTTTAACTTGAAGTTTGCACCCTGCCAGAAATCAAATGGATCGATTGCCTCTTCATCCTCGAACTCAGGTTGCATTGCTGCAGTGAGTTTATCAAAGATCTTCTTACCAAACTTATATAAGAATACTTGTCCTTCGTTCTCAGGATTTGCAGGATCTTTAACGACATAGATGTTCGCAATGTAAGTCAACTTACGCTTTTGCTTTCTAGCAAGTTCTTTGCCAGCATCTGTTCCGTTATTCCACAACTGGGAATTATATTCTGATACAGGATCCTTCTGACCTAAAGTAGTCAATGAATTTTCAATGTACCATCCACCGGGGCCTTGGAAGGCATGGGAATATAATTTAACAAAAGGAAGATCTTCCTTGTCTGGTGCAGGTAGGAAGCGAATAACAGCATAACCGTTACCACTCTTGTCTACTTCTAGTTTCCAGAAACGGTCATCACCTGATGCACCGTTGTTGTTCATCTTCTCGACTTCTTTAACTAACTTTGCAGTTAGTGAGCCTAGTTTTGATTGCTTCTTTAAATCAGCAAATGACATTTGGATTACCTCGGATTAATTTGGATTTCGTTGGATTGGTTTTATTATAACAAAGACAGATCATTTAGTCAATATTGACTCGTAATGATTGTATGGTTTTGTGAACAGCATCAAAAAACAAGTTCATATCAACGTCTTCACCATAACCAAATATGGATATAGATCTTTTTAGATCATTCAATGTCTTTTTTGCTTCGGGATCATCAGATAGTTTAAGACGAGTGTACATAACTCTCTGTTTATCCGTCAGTTCTGTTAACTTTTCAACATGCTCCAATTTTTCTTCACGAGACATTGTAGGATAATGCATAGTAGCTCCGTAGATCTCCTGCTGCAACTTATTGATACTAGTTAATTCTTCTTTAACTATATCTGAATCAAAAAATTCACTCATTTACCACTTCTCGTAAAACTTTTTTATATTGAAACACATTAATATTTATGAAAGGATCATATTTCCTTAATTTGAGACTTACGGTTTCCCACACTGGGTCAGTAAGTTTTTTATCAAACTTAGAACGAAACTCAAAGATCTTATCAAGAATAACAAGAGTCTCTAAGTCAATGTGACCACCAAGATATTGTTTCAGTATTATCGGGTGGCCATTTGAACAATCAAATAAATTATCCAAATCAAATTCATTAAATAACTCAGTAACTTGTTCTCTAAAAATGTAACCAAGACTTTGTTGTCGTCTTGACCACTCTGAATAATTCCTCTCACCAGAATTGATGATCTCACCAATCCATAGACCAGAAGGATTATCCGTATTCACAAAGTTGGACACAAGAAAATCAACGATTTCATGATCAGGATATTTTCTTGATGTCTTCTCGAACCAATACTTATCTTTCCTTTTATTGAAAGCAGTTATCTTGGCTCTTGATCTACCACCATACTTAAAGTAATCATATTTCGGACTTGAAAAATGATTTTTAATTGAAAGATATGTTTGATAGGTTTCAAAGGGTGTCACTTTCTTCTTGATCATCATCAGTAATTTCAGTGTCTAATTCTGTAATTGCATCGCAAGGCACTTCTGCCTTACCGATTTGGTACCAATGTTGAGGTACACCAATACTGTCGGGTCTTACACCAAGATACTTAAGATCTGGCATACTGTGTTCCCGAAGTATTGCTTGTAACCTCCAATGAATCAATTCTGCTTTTTTCATTACAAAGGTAGTCTAGCACGAGTTGTCTTTTTCATAAAATTAAGACGGGTTGCGTCCCATTTTAATCTCTCTTTGAGAGACTTTGAAATAAGTTTCGTTACTGATTCTATCTCAAGATTGTTAGATTCGCAATAGTGGCAGATTGCATCAATGTAATTGAATTCCTCTTCGGCAACTATTTTCTCAATCTCAATCGCAAACTTGGATGGAGTAAGAAACTTCTTCTCAATAGCCTTCTCAAGTTCTTTATTCGGTTCCATAGAGTTCCAATTTATCTTGAACAAACTTACTAACGTATTCTCCGAGTAGTTTGATGTACTTTGTTTTGTCGTATTCTTCATAGACAACACACTCTCCGTTTTCGCATGACATAATTATAACAAGTTTTTTAACCGAAATCCCAGTGAGTTCATATAACATACAACCGTATGCCATTGCTTGAACAAAATAATGCTCAATCCACTCTTTAGGTTTTGGTTTTGCGGATGTCTTAAAGTCTATTATTGACAATTCACCATTGTATTCTGCAATACAATCAACGGTTCCTGCAATTCCTAATTGCTTACTATACAGAGAACCTTCCAAAGCGTAAATATTATTTATATTTCTGAGTGTTGATTTTGATATTTTAAATAAAAATTCAGAAATTGGAAGTCCTTCAGGAAGTTCTTTGTTAAGTAAAAAGTTTTCCGTAAGTGAGTGATATGATGTTCCGCGTGTAGTAGCAGCTTTCGTAATACGATCTGCCTCGACATCGCCAACTTTCTTTCTCCACTTCACAAATATCTCTTTGTTGAAATGACTTGTGACTGAAGTGATTGATACTAATTTGAGTAGTTCATCTTCATCAGGAACTGAATAATAACGAACCCCATCAATAGTCTCCCTTGTAAGTTTCGGGAGTTCAATATCTACATGATTAAACATCACATACCTAGCTGCATTTTTGCAATAATGTACTCTTTAACTAATCCAGATCGAACAATATCATCTATACCAAATTCAATAATATCAAAAGAAGGCATTGTCCGAACTATTTTCATGAAATCTATGATTCCATTTTTTTCATTGGTTTTTTGCAAATCTGTTTGAGTAGCATCACCACAGAAACAAATTTTACTGTTTTCACCAACTCTTGTTATTATACTATCTAATTCGTGAAAATTCAAGTTTTGAAATTCATCAACTAAAACAATACAATTATCAAGTGTTGTTCCCCTCAAAAAGGAGGTGCTCCAAAACTTCACAGTTTCTTGTGCCTTTAAATTGCCATAGAGCATTTCAAAGTCTGCATCCGATGGCATCTGAAACATATATTTAACCATATTTTTATATGGTATCTGGTAAATATCAGCTTTGTCTTCGTGATCTCCGGGTAAAAATCCTATTTCTCTTGTTGCAACTAGTGATCGAACCAAATAAATTTTTTCATATGGTTTTGTCTCATCAAGAACATCAACTAATGCATTATATAATGTAATAAATGTTTTACCTGTTCCTGCTGCTCCATATGCAATAATATGCTTACCTTTTTTATAAGATTCAAATAACCTCTTTTGATTATCTGTGAGTGGTTCTATATCTATTAGGTAATCATTGCCAAGAGGTTTTTTTCTTTTGAATTGCTTAGCCGTTAAACCAACACCAATCGGTTGATCAGCAGTTCTTTTCTTACGTGGCATTATAGTTTTTGTACTAAATTAGGATCATTTTTTTGATGATGCGGTATTGATTTTCTTGATTTTTCCAACACCTCATTCCATCCCGGATTTTTCTTTCTTAATTTATCTTTCCATTCTCCAACTTCACCCACACCGGGCATAGTGGTTGGATCAGAATAATCTCTCGACCACTCAGGATTATCCTTCTTCCACTGATCCCAATCATGAACACTCATTGATACCTCTTTTTGTTCACCTGTTTTTGTGTGAACCACTG